TGAGTACAAAGGTCTATACAGGTTCTTCAAAGGTGGAGATAGTTCCATCAAAGGTATGAAGAGAGAGCAACTTTATGTTCAACTACTAGAAGGTCTTCATCACGATGAAGCAGATCTCTTAGTTTCTGCCTGTAATAAGGACATACAAGCAAAGTATAGAATTACTAAAGCAGTAGTTGCTGAGGCATTCCCTAAAATTGAATGGGGTAATAGAGGATGATATGGGAGAGTAATGATGAGATAGCACAGGTAAAAGATAAGTACACTGTGACTGTCCTTCATACCGCATGTGATGCTTCTCTTGCACAAAGCAAGAAGTTACCCACTAATGCATGTATAGTTCATTACTTAGACATGAAGAAGGGGGAAGAACATTATTCTGACCATTACGATATAGTAATAGGCAGTAAAGTCAACATTTTCGATTGTTACTATGACAAACTCGGATCCAAACATCTCAAAGCCATCGGATTCTGTGGGGGAACAGTTTCTCCAGGAAATTTCGATACCAAATCATATCTCGCAGGAAGCCAATAACCTTTTTAAGGCAAAGAGGGAGAATCCTAAGGATTTTCTTTTTGAGCAAGAGAAGGTAGATGCAACTGACGATATTGAAGACTTAGCAGACAATCTCTTTGATGCACTATATGATCACACAAATAAATAGTGATATAGAACTATTAGATCTTCTAAAGGAGAGAGAACGCACTGGGGAAACTCGGTCAATGCGTTCCTTTTTAGTCTTTTGGAATCAGTATCCAATAGGTTCTGAACAAGTGTTAAACGAATGGAGAGGGTTTAAACACCACCATGAAAGACAAGAAAGCCGCAAAACGGTTAATAAAACTCGCTAAGGAACACCCTGACTGGTATACCACAAAAGATGTATGGTATGCTAAAATGATTAAAAAGACTTTAAAGCATGAACGTAAAATTGATAAGCGTAACGCCCGACGCAGAAAAGACGATGGGATACGTGGCGAGAGTGAGCAATCCCAACAACCAGTCGAATCCAGCAGTAGCTGGTTTGCTAGGTTATTGCATAAAGCACGGTCATTGGTCCGTCTTTGAGCAAGCACATATGACTGTGGAGATAGAGACCACTAGAGGTCTTGCTGCACAGATACTGAGGCATAGATCATTCACTTTCCAAGAGTTTAGTCAGAGATATGCTGATACTAATCTATTAGCAGAAGAGATCCCTATGTTTGATCTAAGGCATCAGGATACAAAGAATAGACAAAACAGTATAGATGATGTACCGAAAAACAAGAAGCAAGACCTTGAAGAGAAAATTGCAGAGCATTTCGTTGCGTCAATGGATCTCTACAATGAACTCCTCGCTTCGGGTATTGCGAAGGAATGTGCGAGATTTGTTCTCCCGTTAGCAACACCGACACGTATATACATGACTGGTAGTGTTCGGTCTTGGATCCACTATATAGATTTGAGGTCTGCACACGGTACACAGAAAGAACATATGGATGTTGTTGCTGCAATTCGTGGGATCTTTAAAGAACAGTTTCCTATCTGTACAAACGCTTTGAATTGGGAGTTTAAATAATGCCAAACTATGCTGTAAAAAATTACAAGACAGGTGAGGAACAAGAGTTCACCATGACTGTTGCTCAGTACGAGCAATGGAGAGAAGAAAATCCCGAATGGGAGAAGAACTGGCAAGTAGGCACTATGGCTGCTGTCAGTGAAGTAGGTGACTATCAGAATAAGCTTCCACAAGGATTCAAGGATCGCTTGAATAATGTGAAGAAGCACCATCCTTACGCTAAATTCGACAAAATTTAAGTATGCCTGTAAAAAGCAAGAAGCAACCAACTTTGGTTGGACTATCCACTAGACAAATGAGAAGAAAACCTATCCACTCTACCCATCTATTAGATATTAAGCCTCTTACACCATCACAAGAGAAAGTCTTTGATGCATGGAGTAAGCAGAAGAATATGTTCTTATTTGGGTGTGCTGGTACGGGTAAGTCTTTCATTACAATCTATCTTGCACTAAAAGACATTCTTGACGAAAAGACACCGTATGATAAACTATACATTGTTAGATCGTTAGTGCCTACCAGAGAGATTGGTTTCTTACCTGGTGATCACGAGGATAAAGCGAATCTCTACCAGATACCATATAAGAATATGGTAAGGTTCATGTTTGAGATGCCTGATGATCCATCTTTCGAGATGCTCTATGCTAACCTAAAAGCACAGGATACCATTTCATTCTGGTCTACATCATTCATTCGTGGAACTACTATAGATAATGCTATAGTCTTAGTGGATGAATCAGAGAACTTAAACTTCCACGAACTCGACTCCATCATTACACGTCTAGGAGTTAATAGTAAGATTGTATTTGCAGGTGACGCTGCACAAACTGACTTGACCAAAGCCCATGAGAAAACTGGTATCATGGACTTTAAGAAGATTATTGATGACATGGATGAATTCGAGAGTATCGAGTTTAGCATAGATGACATTGTTAGATCTGGTCTAGTCAAATCCTATTTGATTAGCAAGATGAACCTTGGAATTTAAACATTTAAACATACACGAGTTTCCTGACCTAAAGGCAACTACAACTAAGAAGGGTAGAACGTATCAAGTTGAAGGTGCGTCCTATCCTTCTGTCACAACTGTGATTGGACATTCTAAAAAGAAGTCTATCATGGAGTGGCGAAAGAGAGTTGGAGAGGAGGAAGCAAATAGAGTATCAAAACGTGCTACTACACGTGGTAACAAGTGTCATAAGCTTGCAGAATTATACTTACTGAATAAAGATATAAGCAAATATAAGGATGACCCACTATCCATGGGGTTATTCTACCAGATCAAACCATACCTAGATAGTATTAACAATATACATGCACTAGAAGCACCCTTACATTCTAAGTTGCTGAAGTTGGCAGGTCGAGTAGATTGTATAGCCGAGTATAATGGAGAACTTGCAATAATAGATTTCAAGACATCAACTAAGACTAAACGTGAAGAGTGGATACACGACTACTTTGCACAAGAGACAGCTTATGCTATAATGTTTCAAGAGCTAACAGGATTACAAGTTAAGAAGTTAGTTACCATTATTGCATGTGAGACAGGCTCACCACAGTTATTTGAAATTTATGACAAGTTTACTTATGCTCGAAAACTCAAAGAGTACATTGATGCCTACAGGAGTGCTTATGGCAACTGGTAAGATAGAAGAAGTTTTTGAAGAGAATTTTATGACAGCCGCTAAGTTCTCAGTGGAGATAGAGAAGATCGTAAAGGATTCTAATCTCAATTACATTGAAGCGGTAGTACAATTTTGTGAAGACAAGAGTATAGAATTGGATGGAGTTAATAAGTTAATATCCAAACCATTAAAAGAGAAATTAAAATTTGAGGCACAACGTCTAAATTTTATGAAACGTACCTCAAGAGGTCTGTTGAAGCTGTGACAGGTTTTGAAGTTTACAAGATGTACCTTGCTCTGAAACTTCATTTTACCTCCAAAAGCTATGATTATTTTCAATATGGTGGAAATGCTAAGGCATCTCAGGTCTCTTTTGACCAAAGAAAAGATAAGTTCTTTTTTGTCAAACTCTCAAGGAAGTTCAAGAACTCTGAGCTACGCGAATTTTTTATAGCCAACTTAACCGCAGAGGATAAGGTATATCCTGCTACATTGGTCAGAGAAGGTGCCAAGAATTACGCTGAGTATACCAAACGCAAAGAATCACTGAGTTATCACTTCAAGGAAGACGTGGCAACACTCTATGAGGACTATGAGAACTTTGATGATCTATTCAAAGTTGACGGAGTTCATCCACCCTTGCTAAAAGCATTTTTAGGTGGTAGAATATGTTTAGAGACACTTACCATATTCAACAAGATCTTCCAGTATGTCCCTCAGTTTGATAGTAGTATCAGGGAGGAGATAGTCTGGAAGCCATTGAAGAACAAGGTAGTAAAATACGACCCATTCCTTTCAGTAGATTTGGGTAAATACAAGCAAATAGTAAAAGCACAGTACTTATGAAATTCTTTAAGTCTGAAATAGTACAACAAGAATTAGAGAAGATGCAAGAACTCTATCTAGAGATCAATCGCATGGGTCTCTTGCTTAGTGTCGAGGATAAAAAAGAGCAACTCATAAAGATGATGGAACTCATTAATCTCCAACAAACTATGTACATGCGTGTATCATTATCGGAGGATCCTGACGCAAAACGTCTAGTGCAACAAGTACGTGATGCTGCTAGTATGTTGGGTATGCCACCCCATGAAATTGGACCCCAGTTTTATGATAATTTGAAAGCAAATGTCCAGAAAATGATAGACCAATTACCTAAATAATCGCAATGCATTTATTATTGACCCTTACTTGTATTTCACTTATTGCTGTAGCACTTATATACAGCATCGTTAGACATTACGATCCACATTGATATGACACAAATGAAGATGGATACACAGGGCATGAGTATGCCTGTTGATCCTAAACACAAGGGAGAAATCAAGGCACAGCCACATAAACCGATGGAGATTCATCCTCGTAGGTTGTTTACTCCTGAGTATGTTAAAGAGTTGAAGATATTGTTTAACGAAGTACTTGACGAGCGTGAGCATCGTAGGAGACTGGAAGGTCCATACGACAACGTGGCACCATTGCCACCATCATACTTTGATACTGAGCACTATAAGCATCGTATCAATGAACCAGAACCACCTTACACCGATTGGAGGCAATCATGAGATTAGGCGTACTATGTTCAGGATCAGGGTCAAACTTTGAAAATATAGTGCGAACGTGCCACCAAGACGAAGTTGTGGTAATGATTCATAATAAAGAGAAATGTGGAGCAGCAAGAAGAGCAGTTAAGTTTGGTATACCTCATTCATATATTGGACACAAACACGAACAGAATATAATTAGACTACTGGAAGCATGGCATGTAGACCTCGTAGTATTAGCAGGATGGATGCGAATTGTTACAAAAGACCTCATTAACGCATTTCCTGATAGAATAATCAACGTACACCCTTCTTTACTACCTAAGTATAAGGGGTTACATGCAGTAGAACAGGCAATGGAAGCAGGTGAAGAATATACTGGTGCCACTGTCCACTACGTAACCGAAGAACTAGATGGTGGTCCTATCATCATCCAGTCAAAAGTCCCTATATTAAAAACAGATGATGTTAAGTCACTTACCAAAGCGATTCAGCGACGTGAATACGCAATCCTTCCAGAGGCAATTAAGTATGTTAAGCACAAGTTACAGGAACCGAATAGTGGATATATGTTGCAGGATGATATCTACCGATGGAACAGTGGAACTGAGCGAGAGAATATGGATGAACAAGTTATGCGAGCATAACAAGTCAGCCAGTTCCCTAGCGGGTGCTTTATTATGTCCTGATTATATTGAACATGACTATGAGAAATGATCTTTGGAAGAACTACAAAGACGCACTCTGGGAAACATTCCCAGATTTTGAAAAACAACCTGTGTGGGCAGACTGGACAGGTAAGAAAGACACAAACTTAACAGCAACGGTTTACACACATGAGCACTTTATCAAGAGTA